ATTTGCCCCGCAATGTCGGCTTGTAATTGCGCCCCCGCGTCTAATTGACCGCCTATTATTCCAACACTTGGCCCCGCTAATTGTGGGGTGCCTCCACCTCCACCGCCTCCCCCCATTGGTGGGGTTGGTAATTCGGTTTGTGTAATTGCTCTTACTTGTGCAAGGCCCGACGCGATAACACCCGCCGCCGCAATTGGTCCAAAAATACCGCCTTGGCCTAATGCCTTGGATGCACCTTGATACGTATTAATTATGGCTTGGGTTACGGCTAACGCTTTACCGAATTTAGAATCTTCGCCAACTAATTGTTGTACCCCGCTTAACCCTTGCATCACCGCATCCATTTGGGCTTGTGCTACTTCTTTGGCGCGGTCCTTTTCTTGTTGCGCTATCTCGGCTTTGTATGCGTCGGTTTCTTTGGTCAAGGTTTTAACATCGGCCGCATATTGCGCATCTAATACCTTCTTTTCGTTTACCGCATCAACATACGCTTGGGTTCCCTCTTTTAATTGGCTTAATTCTGTATCTAATAATTCCGTGCGGCTTTTATATTCATCGTCTAGGGCTTTTTTACGTGCCGCAAATCCTTCTAATGTGCCTTCTAATGCCTCCGCGTTACTTTCGTTTATAATCGTATTAGCCTCTATTGTTCCCTCGGCTAACGATCGTTTTAATTCGATTTGCTCTTTTTCTAACGAATTGATGTTAGTCAATTGTTCAGAACGTAACCCCGCATACTTTGCCTCTACGCCCGTTAATTCTTGTTGGAGTGATAGTATTTCGTTTTGCCTTTCCTTGGTTACCCCTAATAATTTTTGTTGCGTCTGTAATAAACCAATACGACTTTGCAAGTTTTCTTTTTCTTTCTTTTCCCCTTCGTCTAATATCTTGGCCAATTCTTCGTTGGCGGCTATTCGTTCGCTTATTGTTTTGCTTTCATCGTCGCGTATTTGCCTTTGCTTTTCACTCATTAGGTCGTATTTCTCAACAATACCAGTGTATAAAATGCCCAGGCGTTCTATATTATGCTCAGCCGTTGCCAATACTTCGCGGTTATCAAATGCCGCTTTTGTACTTGACGCAATCGTATTAAATGCCTTTTTGGCTTTGGTTCCTAAATTCTCAACCACGGCTACGGTATCTTCAACACCTAACACCACCTTACCCAAGGCATTGGCCGCCGTTTTACCCGCCTCGGCAAATTCCCCTTTAAATAATAAACCTATGGCCTTACCTAAATTGGGGATTAACTCTAATAACCCCTCAAATCGGGTAACGATATTATCGTAAATTAGGTTGCCAAAATCCTTAATAGATTGTACGGGGTCAGAAAACACCGATTGCAAACCATTAAATAAAGGCCCTAATAAATCAATTACGCCTTTAATCACACCTTGGAATACAACCATTGCGGTGTTCATTAAGTCCTGGACCTTTTGGTTTTCCATTAGGCCATCACGTAGGCTATCTAATGCCCCAACGACTAAACCAATACCAAGGCCACCTTTTAGGGTGCTACCTAATCCACTAAACGCGCCTTTACTTTTCTCGGCGGCATCGCCTACGTCTTCAACCGCTTTAGATGCTTTGGCACCTTTTTTACGGCTATCCTCTAACGCGTCGTTTAATTCGTCTATTACTTTTGCGCCCCCTTTATCGTCTATCTCAAGGGTTACTTTTATTTTCTCGGCCATTTAATTAGTCTTTTAATGTACTTGAATACGTCACCCCATGAGGTAACAATTTTATTTTGGCCCTTGGCTATTTCCATACGCTTGGAAACGCCGCGCCATTCATCGCTTTGAATTATTTTTATTACTTCGCTTATCATTTTGTTTCAACCATTAATCGAGCCGTATTTATGTCCACATTCCCCGAGTGATTATCTAGGCAACTAACCCCAAGGGTTACAACATCCCCCGCGTTTAAATCTAAAATTGTGCTAACGCTTGTGGATTGGTCCGTAGTTCCTACGTTACATTCGGCTAATGTGATTTGATCGTTAATCAATACCGCCACGCTTAAATCATGGCCATGCGAATGGTCTAACCCAATCATGCCCGTAATTTTATAACGTGCGCTTACGCTTATATCTACCGAATTAGTACCTAAACCAAAATAAGCACCATTCCCATATAATTGGCTACTATCTAAACTTACGGCCGTATAGTTTCCAAATTCGTCGACCGATACCGTTTCGGTGCTGGTGGCGTATGCGGTTATTACATTTATACCCTTGAGCAATTCACGAACCGCCCTATTCAAGAATCCAACGTTACTAAACCCATACCCTTTTTGGCCTAGGTTGTCTACGGTTACATCCCCGTTTAAATCGGGTTTACCATGCGTTACCGCCCTACCTACACTATCCCCATTAAGAACACTTACGCCATCTACTCGGTCGTCCCCATCGGTCCATCCTACGCCATCCCCCGCACTTGAGTATTTTTGTACGTCAACATCGGGGTAACTAATTAATACTAGTTTAGCCCTTTCCGCTAACATATCATATTCTATGCTTTGGATTTTGTAGTAATTAGAACTTACGGCGATGGTGTCGTTCATTTCTAAATTAAGCCACTCACCAACGGGTAAAACCGCATCCAAATAAACTACTCGGCTTTTGCTTGAATACAACCGCGATAAATACGCCCTCCAAAATTCTACGTACATAGTATTGGTTGGTGTATCCCCGCTTAATGTTGTTTCTAATCCAAACGCTAGGGAATAATCTGTACTTGCCGTGGGGTAACCCGAATAAGACGAAATCAAAGGGTAACTAAATTGGTCCGTATTGTTTAGTTTCCACGAATCCGAGGTACTAGTAAAGCCCACGTAATAATATAACCACAAATCGGCTTTAACGCCTTTATTATCGGCATCTAAAACCACGGGTATTTGTAAATCCGTTTCCCCTACCAATTGCCCTTTGGTGTCTACCTCCCTAATTACGGCGGGGGCGAATACGCTGAACGGCGTTTCTATGTTTAATTCGTCCGCCGAAAAGTCCACTTCGGGCGATATGTCAACACTTCCATAATTGCGATTTGCAAGACTTTTAAACGCTACGTTGGCTTGGTCTTCGGCCTCGGTGTGTTGCATCGTTATACGCCCAGGAATAGGCATTTTTTCGTGCCTAATATCGGTTATGTCTATGTATTCGGTCCAATTCTTGGTTGAACCCGTGGCGTAATAATCGTCTATGTTGTGTAACTCAAACTCCGTATCGCTTACGGGTACCAAAATGGCGTTGTAAGTCTTTAGGAATTTTTGGATAAAATCGCCAACCTTAATTTGTGGCATTATTACCGCCATGTTCATAGTGCTATTTTCTATTCCGTAAGGCACTTGGGTTATTTCCCATTGGAAACTATCAATAGTAACCGACGTATTACCCGTATAAACCAATATTTTTATTTGGTCGTTGATATTTGCGTTAAAGGTAAATTGTAAATCAATGGCCCCCGTTTGAGAATTTAAACTAAACGTATTATATCCCGTGCTTGATTCAAGATAAATAAACGCCCCACCCGTTGTAACCGTTCCACTTATTCGGGCCGTGTATTCGCCGTTATATGGGATGGTATAAATACCCGTTGTATTATCGTATTTGTTTAAAGGGTCGCTTGTTTCGGTATCAAATATTGCCGTATGTGATGTTAATTGAGCCGCAAAAGAAACGGGCGACGCATAATTGACGTCTATTTTAGCATCTACATTATTAGGGTTTTGTATAGGACCCGCCGCGTTTTGTGGTATTACGAAAAGATCGGTAAAATTGTCTTTGTCTAATAGTGAACCGCTAATGGTATACCCTATGTCTGCAAAACACGCCGTAACCATTTCTTTTAAAAGTATGGCGGGGCGCAAATCGTTAACGCTTAAACCTTGATCGTATAGGTTGTTTTGAACTACTGGCACTTTGCAATACTGCATACCTAGGTGCCAATCGGCTACGGGGTACATAATCTTGCCGCTTACCAATCCACCCGCCCAAGATGTAATTACATTGGCATAACTTACCGTGTGGTTATACGCCGACCAATCGACCTGGTTTAATAGTTTCTCGCCCCAATCTGCAATTGCTTTTTTGCTTTGTCCATAAAAGACAATGTTATATTGCCGAGCCAATCCGTTTTTAAACTCAACCCCCGTTAACTCAATACACCCATCAAATACGGGTAAACCATGCACGTATATTTTAGCGTCTAACTTTAAAAACGCATTCCACCCATCGAGTAATATATTTTCGTCGAAGTAATTTTGGAAAATCGGGTCGTTGGTTGGTGTGCTTGGTATGGTGAATTGTTGCGTAAAATCCGTATGCGCGTTACTTAAATCTTGCAACTCCTTTATTTGCCTCGTTAGTTGTATGGTTTCATCACCAAACAAATCTACGGGCGTACCCTCAATTTCTAGCGAAAACCTCATCGTACTATTTTATTTACCAATCCGTGGTTAACTTCTAGTTCAATCGTGTATTGGATTAATTTATCATTGGTGCGCGTCTTACGTTGGAAACTCGTACTCGTTACCCGTGCGCTTTTTAAATAATCGTCGTCGATTAAAACGTTATCCGACATAAACATTTCTTGCATTACGTCGTTATCACCTTCGGGTATCCAATTCGTGTTTAACGTATATTTCTCTTTGGACTGCTTTAAAAATGGTGTTGTTTGTTGCACCCCATACGTCCACGCCCTCGTTAAATCTTCTTGGGCGTATTGTGCTTTTTCGTAGGTTTCGCCCGTAAACTCCACTTGCGTTTTGTGTAGTGCATTGAATACATAGGAATCGTAAACGCCAAATTTGTTTATAAAATGCACTAGGATATGCCCGTATCGATTCTCACATGGTCGCTCTATTGTATAAACCACATCGTCGCCACTTGTGGTAAATGTTACCGTGGTGTCGCCCGTTGCCCCTTCGGTGTCGTATAGGTCGACTAAATCAACCCCTTGAACTTTATTACTGCTTTGTGTAACCGCGCTTGGTGTGTATGTTGTAGACCCTATGGTAATACCCGTTACATCGTCGGCCTCATACCATACGTAATAAGAACTAACCCCTAATGGTATTTCGAACTTGCTTTTTGTGGTCAATACGGGACCGCTTAAATTAGCGTTGAACCCTTCGCTTGTATAGGTGAACCCCGCCGTGGCTAAAACTACGTTAGACGTAATTTGTGTAGTCGTTAGAGGGTTACCGCTTCCGTCTTCGTACTTACCTTGTACCTTAACCGCTACCCAAGCGGCACCGCCTCCAATTGTAGGTTGCGCCGTTGAGGCATCAAACCAATCGCTATTTATATATTGCTCGGCTATTTTATGCGCGTCAATCCAACCTCGGCCGTTTCCGTATTGATCGGGGTAACGTTCAATAGTTGCTATTGGTGTACCTGGTATTGTATTCGTCCCTTGCCACGCGTAAACTTTAACCTCATAGTAAAATTTAGGTTGGCCATAATTACCATCGTAAAATTGGTACATTATTGGGCTATTCGCCGCCGCTATCTCGGTGGGTTGCTCGTTAAAATTCATTTCAAATTATCCTTAATGTCTTCGGTTATTGCCTCCCTTATTTGTGGCATATATTTATCCATCGTTACACGCCTTGGCATCTGTACAAAATCAAATGGTTCGATTCCAAAGTGCTTTATTTTTCGGTTCATCAAATACCCCATAGCGTTGCGGTTGCTTTGTGTGTTCTTTAGGAATGAGCCGCTTTGTAAATCCCTAGGGCGTAGGCCTTTTATTTTGGTCCATTCACGCATACGCTTAATGGGTATTCCTTTATCCCCATCACCTTTAGCACCTGGCCAAGGTTTGCGCCCTTTACGTATTGCATCGCCGTAACGATCGTATTCTACGCCAAATTCTAAACCCTCCGCAATGGGTTTAATAGACCTTACAAGGTTACCACTCGCCACATAATTAGCCCGTACCTTTTTAATTGTTATGTATTCGGGTTGCCAATCGTTACCTACTCGTTTCCATTCCGCACGAATAGACGTACGCGGGTGCTTCGCCTTTAATTGTAATTGCGTTTGACTTGCGAAATAATCGGCCGCCTCTTTAATTATGCCTTCGGTCTTTTTATACTTCATTGTAACAATCGGTTACCCAAGGGCTTCTAATCTCAAATTGTAAATCAACCGTAAAACCCGCTAATACGTCCGCGTCCGCTTCAATAAATGGGTTCATACTTATCGGCCTAACTAATCTTATATCCTCGTTATATGCTAAATCCTTTTCGCGTAGTTTTAAACTGAAACGCATATACAAATCCTCTAAAATATGCGCGTAGTTCGAATTTTCCGTATATCCTAACTCCGAATAAAGGTTAACCAAATTATCTTGCTCGTTTTCCGTCTTTAAAAAATTGACTATATCGGCCACCATTACGTTAACCGTTACCGTGCTAATTTGGTCTTGTACGGCAATAGTTGAAATAGAACAATGTTGTAAGGGGTACACTTGTACCGCCTTTAATGCTACTTCGGTTAAATTACCGTGTGAGTAGTTCCATCCTAACTCGGTGGCTATTTCCTTTAGTACGGCAAAAACGCCGCCTATTCCGTGTTTACTCATCGTTGTGCTTTCTTAATAATATTTCTTTCCAAATCTGCCAAGTCCGATTTGTAAGCCGCCCACATGAGATTTGTGTGAATGGGTAGTTTACTAACTTGGTCAAACTTTGTAACATCCCCTCCAGTGAGTAGATGGATGAAACCCATCCATCCCCACTTTTGGTTAAATCCGTGTTGGTCCGTTTCGCCTTCGCCGCCTCCAAATACTTCTTGGTAAAGTTCAGTAAGTCGGTGGCGATAAGATAAAAAAAAAGTTGCGCCCCAAATGCTACATCACTCGGCATATCCTTAAATGCCTCGTTAATTTCACCCTTGTAAGGTTCGATTAAATACCGTTTTTTACTCTTTTCTTTGATCGGGCGATATAATACACTCATTACTTTGTAAAGGTCCCTTGGTTCCTTTTGGTAATTTTCAATGTCGATAAATTCACCCGTGGTTAAATCGTCTAGGTTTGGAATAAACCCGTATTCGATTCCCTTATAAGTAAATGTGGTTTGTAGTTCGGGCTTTTGTTCTAGTATGCCCGTAATGTGCTTTATGGCACGATTTAAGACCTTTAAAGGCAATGCGCTTGTTTCCTTATACGTAAGCCCCGTAAATATCGCCACGGCCATAATGGCGCGTTCGGTTTCACCCTTCGCCTCTAAGGCGTTGTATTCAACCATGCGGTATAACGGAACCTCGGATAATTTAGTAGGTATGGTTATTTCCATCTACTTAATTAACGCATGGTTAGGCGAATGTTTTTATCTAACGTCGTAAATACCGTGGTTACGTTTTAACCCTAGGGCTTCCATTTCATGGTAACGCCAAGCGTCTATTGCGTGGTCCACCCCTACGGGATTATTTAAGGTATTACCCGCTTTGTCTTTGTCCCAACAATACCCGCGTAATTCCTTTATTAGTTCGGTGCTATCCTTTGTAACCAAATATTCTTGGCTTTGCATTATTTGTATTCCGTACAAAATTGAATCCTTGCCTTTGGTTACCGCCCTTATCATTTTCCCGTATCGTCGTATTTCCTCAATGCTTTTAGGTTCGGCAGAATCCGCGTATATGGGTACGCCGTCGGGTAGGACCTTGGCGATATCCGAATTAAGCATAGCGGTACGATAACACTTTAGGTTAATTAGTCGTTGGCCGTCGTATTGGTACACCTCAACCAATGCCGTTGGATCGTTTGAATATCCAAAGTCTAAACCACACCCGATTAATCGCGCCTCGCTTGGTATGGTGTCGATGGTTTTATAGTTGCTAAATACAACGCCTTCCAGGTTCCCAATTTCACCTAACCCATATACACGCCACCAATTGGCCCAATAACTTGAGGTTTCCGCTTTTACTTTGGCCTTTTCTATTTCCTTAACGATGGACGCATCCAAGGCCTCGTTATCCTTGTACGTCAATACCACCATTTCGCTATCCTTATCGTCTTTTAATTCGGTGTCTACCCAAAATTCCACCACGGGGTTATAATCTAAATAAATAAACCGCCGCGTTCGTATGGCTAATTGGTAGTATGATTCAAAATCTATGTTATTACACTCATTGACAAAAAGAACATCACGCCTTGCCCCTCGTAATTTGTCGGGTTGGTCCGCGCTGAAGAACTCGATAAAAGCCCCGTTTGAAAATGTGTATGTTAAACTTGATTTGTTCCACTTGGTAGGGTCGTACATTCCTACCATGTCCATAATCTTTAGAAAGTCCCTAATTGCCCCACGCCTTAAATGCGGGATGCTTTCGGCGACTACGCTGATTTCGCAATTGGCGTTTACGACGGCGTAACTGATAAGTAATGGAATAATCGAGAATGTTTTGGATGAACTTGTACCGCCACGAACTATACGCACCCGCCTTTTGAGTTTTGCAATCTTGCTTTGCGCCGTGGTCTTTTTT